AGGGTTACGATGCTTTAAGCACTTCTGAAAAGATAGCGCTAAAACAATTTGAAACGCAAAGTAAATGGAAAGACGCGACTAGTAAATTAACATTAGACTACGTCAAGCATGGGCGCGCTATTGTGTTGCTAAGATATTCAAAAGAGCATAAAAAGTTTATGTATGCGCGTGTAATTGATCCCGAGGCTATTCGTAACAACTTAGTAGAGTTTATGAAAGATTGCCCTAGTCGTTACTTTTATGCGCGTGATTGGACGCGTTCTTTTGCTCAATATGAGTTTACCCCATATTCACGTACTAATACGGATGAATGGCAAGTGTTAGAGCTAAAGAATGAGGTCGGAGGTTTTAGGTCGTACGGTGTACCCGATTGGATTAGTTCAGCTAACTGGCAAAAGGTTGGTGCAGATATTGCACTACTTCATAAGTCAGCTATTGAAAACGGAATACAGCCTAGCGTTGTTTATAAGTACCCTTACATCATGTCACCTGATGAGCGTAGCAACTGGGAGGACGGAATGCGTAGAAATGCTAAGGGAGCTAAGAATTACGGGCGCGCTATGAAAGTAGAAAGTCAAAGTAAGGACTTGACACCTGATATTGAAGTAATCAAAACAACTGACAACCATAAGTTATTTGAGCAAACAAGTCGAGAATATAAAGAAGAGGTTGCAATTAGCCACAATATTAACCCCGCGTTAATGGGTGTTCGTATAGCTGGTTCGTTGGGTGCAAGTGAAGAGATAGAGTTTTCTGCTAAGCAATTCGAGAAAGTTTGGTTAAATCATAACCGTCAAATATTAGAAGACTTTTTTAATGAGGTTGCCTATATCTGTGGAATTACTACACGATTGAATATTAAAGAAACTGAACTAATTACTATTGCTGAAATGGCTAATAATGCGGTAACTGAAACGACAGCGGCCGCACCTACTGAAAACCTATCAAACGATGCGTTAAGAGGATTGACAGCTAAGGAAAATATGGATATGATGCGAATAGTACGCGACTTTAATAAAGAAAGAATATCTGAGCCATTAGCACGTACACGCTTAGCAGCTTATGGAATAGATGCACAAACAATTAACGAAATACTAACGGCATGATATACTTTGTAACTGAAACATTTTTAAAGAACAAAACGCATATTACACAAAATGTAGATGCTAAAGACTTAGCGCCGTTTATTCCTTTGGCTGTTAAGACTTATGTACAACCGATATTAGGTTACAGATTTACAGAAGACTTATTAGAAAAGTTTAACGATGGTCTATTGTCACCTGATGAAACTGAGTTAGTAGAGTTTATACAATTTGTAACAGCGTTCTATGCTGCTTATGACGCTATCCCCAACCTAACATTTAGAGTAAGTAACAAAGGTGTACAATCGCAGTTTGGAGACTATACAGCGAGCGAGGGAGTGGCAACGGTTGAGTATATACGCAACAATGTAATGAAGTTTGCAAAAGTACATGAAAGCAATATGCGTGCATTTTTAGAACTAAACAAAGAAAACTATCCTTTGTACTTAGACGAGGTTAACAAAGAGATTGAAGCACCAGACAAAGGAGATACAAGAACAGATACAACATGGCTGTAAATACACTAATAACATTAAGGGATGCGTTGACTACTTTTGTTCAACAACATGAGCAGTTACAGCGTATAGAGTTTGAGGCAGACGATTATCGCGCCCCTAAGATTACCGAGGGTGATGAGTTTCCTGTTTTGTTTGTTGCCCCTATTGGTGTGGATATGGGTAACGCTATGAATATGCACCGTATTCGTATCTATGTTTACGAGCGTATTAATGATGATAGGTCAGACGTTTGGGAAAATGCTAACGATACATCTTTAATGTTGCGTGACATTCGTGTATGGTGGAATAGCTATTCAGATAGTGACATACAGATATTAGGAGATCCAAGCGGTGAGTTTAAATGTGGTGATGAGTTAGATAACTTGGTAGGTTATTATGCTGACTTTGTTTTTGAGATTCCTAGTCATGGTAGATGTAACGTTCCTATTAACGTAGTTCCTGACCCGTCATTGACTTGTGCGCCTGCTAATTACCTTGTTCAATATGTAGATGGCACGCTAATAGAAAGCGGAACTATTGCAAGCGGTGGGAGTGTTACGGTTAACGTTCCTAATGCTGTAATTTGTTTAGACGCTAATTATACGTTAACTGATTCAGATGGCAATGTATTAGAAAGCGGTACTATTTCAAGTGGTGGAAGTGCTACGATTGTTGCCCCTGATGCTAACATATCTTTAAATGGTGTATCTTTTCCAAGCATTTTGAGCGGTGGAAGTGATAACATTGAAGTTAGACAGTCTAGTGGTTCAACATTAATAGGTTCACAGCAAGGGCAATATTGGCGAATAGCTGATAGTGTTATAACAGTAAACGGAGATAGTTATACAGATTTACAAGCAACGGATAGTTTGAATATACCAATAGTAGATACTAACGGTATAGCTGTTAACACTACTATTGACGGTAGTAACGTTGTGGTGGATGATTTACCTTGTGCTAGTGGAGTAACACGTTCAACAGCTACGTTAATGAAAACAGGACAAACAACGTCTTTTTTAACTGGTGACGATGGAGATTTAGAAGCTGGTAGAGTTACTGACTGGCTTACTTTAGATGCTGCGCCACTTCACAATGACGGAAGCGCAACTATTAACACTACTACGAATAGATTTACTGACGTACTAGGCGGACAAACTTATACTGATAGCATTGTACTTGATTGGTCAACTTGGAACGGTAGTACTTTGTTGGGTGCGCAATTTGATGATTTTTTACTTACAGGCTTTACAACTTTAGCGTTACAAATTGCTTTCGTAAACACGTACACTATTGGCGGTTTTGGCGGTTGGAAAATACCTAATTTTAATGAGTTGCACGTTTGGATGCGAAAAGATTTTGGAGTTACGCCCCATGCTTTAAATTATGCACCTTTTAATTATACAGGTGTTAATATATTTTCTAGTTCAACTTTTTCAACTACAAATCAAGTTTATGCAATACGACCTGATTCACAACATTTGAGCGGAAGCGTATCAACCACTTCTAACTCTAGCCGTCCATTTCCTGTTCGTGTATTTTCACTTTCAACATCTAACATATTATCATAATGAAAACATACAAATTTGCACAATTCAATGTAGAGATAGTTAACCCAACTATTGCAATACAACAAGTCAATGATTCTTTGACTTCAAAAACGTGTAGCGTAGATGTATTGCTAACAACTGATTCAGCTAAATTTGGAGTTAACCTACAAGGGTTTACTTATGAGTTAACTTGGGAAGATGCAGATATAGAAAATTGGGTGCTTAATGTAGAGTTACCAAAGTACGAAATCTAATGAAGTCAGCAATATTTACCCTCGTTACTTCAATGGTGGTTTTCTTTACACCTATCGCGCCACTGATGATGATAGTGGCAGGTTTTATAGTTGCCGATACTTTGTTAGGAGTATCTAAGTCAGTAATTAAGAAACAAGGGTTTACAAGCCATAAGTTGAGTAGGCTTATTTTTAAAATGTTTTTTTATCAAGTGGTTATTTTGCTACTCTATCCTATTGACATCTTTATAATTGCTAGTGACTTGTTCGGCCAACCTCATTTTTTTACTAAAGTAGGTACATTTGTTTTGATATTTGTTGAAGCGTTAAGTATAGAAGAAAACATAAAAGCGTTAAACAAAGAGCGTGGTTTTCAATTCTACTTTAACAAGCTGATGACAACAGTGAAAAAAGGCAAGCAAGATATAACAGATATTAAAAAGACGTTATGAGGGACATCAAGTACATAGCAGTACATTGTACAGCAACTAGCCAAAATGTAAAGGTAGAAACTATCTTAAAAAATTGGAAAGCGTTAGGTTGGAAGCGCCCCGGCTATCATTACTTAATTGACAAAGACGGGGTAATACATAACTTACACCCCGAAGAACAATTTAGTAACGGGGTAAAAGATTACAATATGCAAACTATTAATGTTTGTTACATTGGGGGTGCTAAAGTAGATGACCGCACAGACGCACAGAAAGCCATTATGCTAGGACTTTTAAAAGATTTGAAAGGTAGGTATCCAAACGCGCTTATTCAAGGGCATAGAGACTTTCCCAACGTTAACAAAGCCTGCCCAAGATTTAACGCAAAAGAGGAATATAACTTCTAACATGACAAGCGCAACGTTAACATTTGATGAAGAAAACGAGTTACTTACAGCAATTAACGGATATAAGTATAAATTAGCACTGTGGGACTTAGACCAGTTTCTAAGAAGTGAGTTAAAATATAACGCGGAACTAACAGAACAACAGTACGATTATGCCGAGATGTTACGGGATAAACTGCATGAGTTTATAAACGATTACAATGTTACTTTAGAGTAAGTTACTAAACAGTAAAAAATGAAAGTAGAAAAACTAGGTAAAAATGTACACAAACTAATTTTATATACTAACAATGCTAAAATTGCGCTTCTTTCTGACATACACTGGGATAACCCAAAATGCGATAGAGTGCTGTTAAAAAAACATTTAGACTACTGTTTAGAACATAACATCCCTGTACATATAAACGGAGATATGTTTTGTTTGATGCAAGGTAGAGGAGACAGACGTAGTAGTAAATCTGACATACTACCTGAACATAACAACTCAAAGTATTTAGATAGTATTGTTCAAACGGCTGTAGAATGGTTTACACCCTACAAAGACATACTAACTGTTATTGGTTATGGTAACCACGAGACTGGTATAATTAAGTGGCAGGAAACAGATATACTGCAAAGATTTGTTGACTTGTTTAACATGACTAATGGCACGCAAATTTATACAGGCGGTTATGGTGGTTGGATGATTTACCAGCTACAAGAGACGAGTACAACGAAAACATCATTTAAACATAAATACTTTCACGGCTCTGGCGGTGGGGGAGTTGTTACCAAAGGAGCGATAAACCTAACAAGAGCAACTGAAATGTATGAAGGTTTTGATATATTCAGCATGGGGCATATACACGAGAATAGTTGCCGTAATGATAGTATCGAAATATTATCTACTCAAAACGGATGCTATGATGTAAAATTAAAAGAAATACATTTAGCTTTGACTGGAACATATAAAGAGGAGTATGGAGATGGGTCAAAAGGGTGGCATATTGAAAGAGGAGCTCCTCCGAAAACAGTAGGGGGTAGAATATTAGACTTAAGCGTTAGACGACCACAAATAGACGGAATTAAAAAAACAATTACTAACGTGGATAGTTATAAGTTTCCTATATGAAAAACTTACTAATTATACTACTACTAGCTTCATGCTCCCCTACATGGCACGTTAAGAAAGCTGTTAAGAAAGGTTGGACACCTGAGAAAGAAACAATAGAAACACGCACGTTTAAGTTACTACCGATTCACGATACTATCACAAACGAAGTGATCCGAGTTGACACGATCCACGAAGTAGAAACGCGCACCATCTTCCAGGACCGACCCTTGTTAAGATACGAAACGCGATTAATTAGAGACACGGTGCGAATTGTACAACGCGCAGAAACTAAGCAAGCAAAAGCAGAAATAAAAGCAAATTCAAAGCGTTCTAAATGGTGGCTGTGGATGCTTATCGGTGGCGCGTTGGTTTATTTTAGAAAATATTTATTCAAGTTACTTCCTTTTTAACATAGTTGTTTTCAAGCAGTTATAAAATAATTACAAAAAAGTTTGTAAATAATTACAAAAAAACTTGCACGAATGAAACTTAGTTAGTAGATTTGCTGACAAGTAACAATTAAAAACAAATAATTATGAATGAAGATTTTTTAGAATTAGACGATGCGACTGGAGTTGATTTCGTTTACGAGTGGCAAAGTGCCGAGCCTGACAATAACGTTAGCGAGGGTTGGATAATAAGCATACGTAGCGTTATATTGCGCACGCACCTAATAGCTGATATTGATTTGCTAGATAAGTTAGATACTCAGGATATTAGTAACATTGAGGCAGTAATTGAAAACTATTTAAACAATAAGTAATGCTATACAAAGTAAAAGTAAAAGGACAAACCATCTTCCGTAACTCAGCGGAAGAGGTGGCAAAGATTTGCAAGTGTTCAGCTTCTAATGTTTACACACGATTAGGACGCAAAGGAGTAAAGAGTGATATTATTAACGGGGTCGAAGTGACCATAATTGAAACGATATGAAAGCATTTTTATACACAACGTTTATTACATTCTATATAGGTGCTATTGGAATACTGGTTATGCTATGTTTCAAGATAGAAAAACACAAAACGCAAATAGAAGCTCATAAACAAACGATTGAAGAGTTAACTAATGAATTACATACATACGAGGTGATGTACCTTAAATGCGCGGGTTCTGTTGAAACTGAACAACACGGAGCGCATTATGTAGATGGCAAAATTAAATTTTATAAAACTAAGTAAGATGAGAGTAAGAACAAACGATGCAAAAGAGGGAACGGTAGTAGAAAGAAAAACTAACCAAGTTCTAGTAAAGTTTAACAATGGAACGGTAAAAGGCTACCGACCTGAGCAAGTGCAAGAAATAGGAACACCAGCGAATAGTTTAAAGCCACCGAGCCGAGAGCGTGACGCACTTATAAGTAAATATCAAACTATGTTAGACGAGTGCAGAAACGATGGAGCAAAAGCAGTTTTAGTAATGATTTTAAACGATTTGAAATAAAAGTAACATGAATAAAAAAGATAAAAAACAAGGTTTATATATTGGCAAGTTTTATTATTCTAAGTCAAATGAAAGATTATTAAAAGTAGGATTAAAAATTGGTTATACTGCCAATTTAGAAACTAGAGTAAAATATCTAAAACAAGACGGTGTTAAATTGTTATGTTTTTTTCCTTGTAAATATGCGAAAATTCGCGAATATGAATTGAAAACAGATGAAATAGGAAGTTGGTTAGCTAGTGAGCATTTTCGTTATACTAAATCAGAGTATTTATTTGATGAATATAATTTTAAAGATGTATATAATTTAGTAAGTCAATATGCTAATAAAAAATATACTGAAACAAAAGAAAAAGTGTATATAGATAAAAATAATGGTTTTCAAAATGTAACTGTTTTAGTAGATGAGGATGGTAATAAAATTTATTTAACAAAGTAAAATGAAACCATACAAAAAAAGCTACATTAGGCAAATAGACGAGATTTACGCGCGAAATAAAGACGTAACGCATCAACAGATACAAGCAGTGCTAAAGTGCGATTTAAATCACGTTAGAATGCGTCTAGTGAAATTAAGGTATGAAGACGCTAAGAAAGTTTTTAAGCCTTACAACATTGCCCCACCACCGTCTAACGACAGCAGCCACCATGACAGC